AGCATATTTCAGTTTAACTGATAACATGTTGAGTTCATCCCTCGGTAACATTCAGGTTCCACAAGGATCCTCAAGAATCTCTAGAGTAGATTGTGCATTTGACACAACTAACGCTAAAGGTTACCAAGTAGTATGTAGATTACTAGGTTCTAATATGTCAGAACAAAACTTTACTATTATGGGAATAGCCGGAGATACTGCCGACGCAGCCGCTGCCGTAGGATTTAACACGGTTCCGGTCGCTTTCCCTTTAGCCGGAGTTAATAACATAGATTTACAAATAGCTATTCAATTCGCAGCCGGTGGTAGTGCTTCCGCTTCCTCTGGTAGTGTAACGCTTTACTTTGAATAAGCATGGCTAAAGAGCAATTTAACACCTTTACTGGTGGTCAGAAAGGTTTAACAACAGTAGGTGATCATGCTTATGCGTTTTCAGGTAGTGTGGCCTATGACAATACAGAAACGACCGCTTTAGAATTTCAAACGGGAAAATGGTATGTAGTCGCAACGGCCCATATAGAATATGTAGGCACTAGTGGGGATGATCTAACCACTAAAATGTATTTGAATAATGTTCAAGTATGGGAAACCTATCTACCATCTGGAACGGCAGCCGTCGAGGCTTTCCCTGTAGACTTTGTTATACCTCACAATACAACTCTTAAATTAACTTTTACTAATCAGGATGATACAATTCAAAACGCTTTTGCTATTTTAAAAGGTAGAGTTTATTCGTGAGCTTAGCACCAAGCCTAAGTGTTAATAGAGTTAAAGAAGGTTACATCTATGGTTGGAGTGGAACTAAAGCCCTTACCAGTTCGGCACTAACGCTTTTAGATTATACGAACCCGTCAGAGTTCTTTCTAACTCGGGTTATGCTTGGTATTGATTGGACTTCTATGGGTGCCGGTGAAACTTTATCTTATACTTTACAGGTTGATGGTCAAAGTATGTTTACCGAGAAGATCGTAATAGTAGATTTTAACCTCGGAGTTCAACCAAAGATGATTGAATTTGTTATACCTCCCAACTCAACGGTAGCAGTTAAAGCAACTCAGAGTGGTAGTAATGGCAGTATTTCGTGTGTCTTAACAGGTTATAAGGTATGAAACTACCCAATAGTCAGAAAGATGTTGAAGAGTTAATGAAGAATATAGATTGGACTAGAACCTTTCAAATTATAGTTCCAATACTACAACCTGTTATAATTGGAGGGTTGTGGTTAGCTTTTGCTAAGTTTGACAAAAGAGCTGACGCAGTATCTAAGTTTATTGCTATTGCTGAATCAATACCAACTATTGATCTTAACTTACCAACACCCGTTGTTTTAGCTTCCCTTTATCATTCAATAGATGAAGCTCTAGAAGTGTTAGAAGAAGTTATACAGAGGTTAAAGGATTTTGAGATACCAACAACCGAAGATATTGTTAAAAAAGTTAAAGAAGAGATCTTACCAGACCCTATTGATAAACCAAAATTAATATCAGACTTTCAAGATTGTGTTAACGGTTATGAAAGGGACACTTACGAATGGTTAAAATCACCAACTACTAAAGCACTTTACGTTAATGGATGTCTCATCAGAAAAGGTTATACCTCAAAAATTATTAAAGAAGCAATTAGAGATTACCTCACATGAACGACGAACAGTTTATTGTTGTCTGGATTATGAGCTTTTTGTTATACTTGGTAATCTATACCTTTTGGATACCGTTAAAGACTCAGAAAAAGATTGAGACTTGGTTATTAAGTAAAGAGTCAGATGATGCACTTAACCAAGGACTAGAAGTAATAGTTAAGAGTATAAGAGAGCAAACATTACAAGATTTTGAGGAATTTATGCTTCCAAGGGCTAGAGAGAGTTTACAAAAATTTTGGAGTGGTGCTATGGGTAATGCTGCGAAAGAATTAGGAAAAGGTGAAGAAGGATCTCAATTAAGTTTATTACATAATATGACAAAAGATTTAAGCGGACAACCTTGGTATGTCCAAGCAGCCGCTAGTAAATTGCTTCCGATCATTGAAAACGCATCGAAAACACAAAAGGGTGCAATAGATACGGTGTCTGATGCAATGGGATTACGCAAATAACCCACTTTTAAGCCACAATAAGACACCCTATCTACTACTTTCATACAATCTACTCCCTTATCCTAAACTCAGGCCCTACCTCGACGGCACTTGTAACACTTGATTACATAAGCGGATGCACTGCCACGCATACAACTACAGGTCATTTATTTTACCTAACAGTGAGTTAAAGGCATCTTCTAAAACAATTACGTGTTGATCAGTCTCATAGCATACACGACATTTACCATCCTTCCACATAGTCTGACCTTTAAAGTTCTTTTTACACTTTTTACATTCAACCATTATTTCTTCCCCATACTTTCAATTCTTAAACCATATCCCAAAGCCTTGGAGTTATCAATTCTATATACCAAGTCAAATTCTTTGGCTTTTAAACCCCCGTCTGTAATCCACTGGTCTAAAGTAGTCCCGAGACCTGCCCTTAGTATGGTTTCTGTATCACATTGACCATTGTAGAACTCACTTGAATGTTTCATAAGATAAACGTTAATTCCAAGGTAGGTTCGTTCTATACCTTTTGAATCAGTCCACTTAAAGTCGGGGTCTACTCCACCGACGAAGCGTAAGACGGCATGTTCACCGTCTCTTAATGCAAAACTCTTGACTTTTCGATATGCTGCTAATAGGTCACTCATCAGACTTTAGTAAGGAAGGGAGAATATAAGTGGATTGTAGAAGGAATATGTTTATATAATGGATTTAGGTATACAATCATAATGGTATTACGAGCAAAGAGAGCTAAAAACGGGAGAATGATGTATTTTAAAGATAATAAACTTATTTCTAAAGCACGTTACCAAGCCGCTAAAAGTCGTTCATCATCAACTAAGCGATCCGTTGCTCGTAAGCCCTCTAAAAATGGAGTTAAAAAAATGAAGAAATCATTACCTCACCCGTCAATTACTGGTATGGCTAGCGGACTAGCAATAGCAGCATACCTAAACAGTGGAATGGAAACTACCACAAAAACCAGTGCTTATACATCTAGAACTGTAATGGGCGATGGAGTCTTAAAAGATATAACAGATGGCCAACTAGGTCTTGCTTTCAATACACTATCAGGAAACGCTATCAATATGATAGCTACCGATGCTGGTAGAAAAACATTAGTTACTGCCGGAGTAGTCGCACTAGGTGGTGCTTTTGCTCGTAAGCAGTTTCCACAACTAAAACTAGGAGGGTCTAAACTTTACTTTAGACTATAAACATGGCCACAACAATCACACGAACATTTGACGCAACGCCTACCGATAAAGCATATTTCAGTTTAACTGATAACATGTTGAGTTCATCCCTCGGTAACATTCAGGTTCCACAAG